CTAAGAATCCTAATTTGTCCCATTTGTTGATTGTGTCTTCTTTGATAACTTTAAGGTGCTTAAGACCGATGTTACCTACAAGACCTGATTCTAATAATGCTCCCATTTTTAGTATTTTGTTTTGTTTGTTTTATTTGTTTATTTAATTTTGATTACCCAATTTTACTCATCAAATCTTTCATTCTTAAGAATTGAGGATTCTCATAAGTTTTTGATTCAATTAGGGTAGTTGATGAACCTGTAGAAACATTTTTGTTTAATTTAGTTTCTATAGATTCGTTCATTGGTGCTGACTCAGGTTTAGACAATTCGTCCTTAATTGACCTATAAAGATTTTTAGATTCTTTCAAAGTATCTACATTATCAAATCTTCTAAGAATGTTAATTTTTTCTTTTTTAGTAGTCGAATGTTCAGTGAATAATCTTGTAGCATATGCCAAGTTTGAATTGAAGATAGCAACTTCATTAAGTTTTTCTCTGAAAACATTTAATGCTTTTCTGTATTCTTCATTTTTCTCTCTCAACGTTGCAACTTCTGATTCTGAGGATTCGGTTTTTACTCCGTTCTTACCATAAACAAAATTTCTGTTTGGGGTAATACCTTTTCTAAGTCCTCTTCCTTCTTTTGAACCCATTCCATAAGTTCTTGCTGCTTCTTTAGTTTCCTCTTTTCCAAAAGGTTTCTTTTTTAAGGTGTTAGGTTTTTTCATTCCGTGAGCACCCTCTTTTGTTTCAGCCTTAACAACTTTGGATTTTTGTTCCATATTTTCACCTTTCTTGTATTCGAATTTTGGTTTACCAGTACCAACTGATTTTGGTCCTTCTTTCTTCTTCTCATCGAATCCGCCTTTAGCTTTATCTTTGTAAGTGAATTTAGGCCCAGACCCAATTCCAACACCTTTAGGTTTTACTGTCGATTTACCTTCTCTAACAGCTCTTCTGTGGTTGTAAGATTCGTCCAAATCTTCTTCTTCCATCATGTCGTCATCTTCTTCTTCCATCATGTCGTCATCTTCTTGTTCCATCATGTCGTCATCTTCTTGCTCCATCATGTCATCATCTTCTTCTTCCATCATGTCGTCTTCTTCTTCCATCATGTCGTCATCTTCTTCGTTAAATTCGATTTCGTACATAACTTCTTCATCCTCCATGTCGATGTCTTCAACATCGCCATCTTTAGAGAAAATTGCATTGATAACATCTTCTGTATCAAGATCCATGTCATCCATTTCATCCATGTGCATTGCTTCGTCTAATTCTTCTTCGTCTTCTTCAGACTCACCAAGCTTAACTAAGTATTCGGAATCTGTGTCAGTATCGCTCAAGTGAATGTCCTCACCGTCTTTCTTAACGATAATTCCATCTTCTTCACCCATAGCCTTGAACACTTTCAGAATTTCTTCGTCAGATGCGTCAGTTAAATCTATTGGACTTTCTTCTGAATCCATATCCATGTCCATGTCAAAATCCATGTCCATTTCCATATCATCTTCATTATCAACAGGTACATCCATATCGATGTCTGTATCTAATTCAACCTCATCTTCCATGTCTTGTTCTGATAGAGATTCTTTTACTAACTGATTGATTTCTTCCTTCATAGTAGAAGCAAGTATTCCTTTTGCGTTTTGGGCGATTGCTTCTTCAACATTTCTCATTTGAATTAACGCCTCCTGTACTAAGTTTTTATTTTCTTGCATAGAAAAAAATTGTTTAATTTATCATATAAATAGTACCAAAATTAAAAAAAGTCATTTTACAATACCCACAAAATAAAAAAAGTGGTCTATTGACCACTTCATTTGTTTCAGTTTAATAATGTTGATTACTCAATCACCTCGTCGATTTTACTTTCAGACACCGCGGTAATTCTCCAATCATGAGTAAAACCCTCATACTTCTTGGTTACTTTTGCTTCCACGTCTGTAACAGAGTAACCTTTTACCAGTTTCTCTTCTCTGACTTTTTTAATCTTACCTGTGTTTTCATCAGGAAAATCGTACTGAATTTTTGCTACAAAATATTTTTCTTCCATAATTTTATTTTCTTAAAAAATCGTCTAATTTTTTCATTAAGTCAACCGACTTTTCAGCATACTCATTATTTTGTTTAGATTTTCTTTCTTCCTCTAAATTTTCTTCATACTTACTTCGTTCATCAGGATTTGTAAACAAATAAGCTCCTGGAGTTGAAGGAGACGATACCAAGTCAAAACATATCAATTCAAAGTCATCTTGTACTTCATTTCTTTCTCCAACCTTTTTTAATGACCCAACACCTCTTGAAGAAATACCTAAAGTAACTCCTTGTCTCATTAAGTTTGCCGCTTGGTCTCCCTTTGTTGAAACTATACCTCTTTCGTGAAACCCTGGAGATGTCAATAATTTGAGTTTTCCCATGAGTATATTTTTATCCCACCATATATCTGTGATGATGTGAGATACTCTGTCTAAGTCTATTAATGATGATTCAGGGTGATTTAATTCAGATGTTGACAATCCCTTAGAAATAGATTGTTTATATCTATCCGCCTCTCGTTTCAAAATCCTTTCAGGATATGTCCTACCATTTCTATTTGGGGTATCATATTTTTGAAGAACTGCATAAAATTCAAATGGATTTCTATAATCTAAATTGGACGCTTCTTTTAGAATGTCAATATTCTGAGTATCTTTTGGAGAAACCCAACCCGCATCCATTTCAATCAATATACCGTGGCCAAGTTCGCTAGCTTCTAAAATTCTTAAATTTTTCATCTAATCTTTTAAGATAAATATACGGATTCAGATAGTTTGCTAAATTTCGTCTTTTTTAGAAATTGAAAATTCAAAGTATTTGTTCTGAACTACGTTATTTTTGTAGATTGATTTGACAATATTTTTTATAGACTCTTTAATCTCATCACACTTAAAATCCATTTCTCGTAGGGTATATAGGTTGATTTCCAAATTGAAAAATGATTTCTTTCCTTTTGATATTCCACTTGTCCGAAGGTCCAAATCAACAATATTTTTTTCTTGAAAAATTTTTGAATCGATTGATTCGAAAACTGAATTTTTTATTTCTCTCCCTAAACCTGATACAACTCGATTCCAATTATCCAATTCTTCTTTTGGTGTGACCCATGATTGAATATTTATATAAACCGATTTTAAGTTTTTGGAGTCTACTGTCCCATATTGGGACTTGATGGGGTTGAACAGGTTAAGTTTAACACTTTTTCCTTTTTTCATTAATAATGATATTATGTACGTTTATTAATGAAATAATATACATAATATACATAAATGTCAAAATTTTTTTATATTTGGAGATATTTTAATATATGATAATAATAAAAATTAATCAGGGTAATAACATTGAGAAGGCTCTCAAAACCCTAAAGTCAAAAGTAATCAAAACAAAACAAAATCAAATTTTATTTGAGAAACGTGAATATACAAAAAAATCTGTACTTAGAAGAGCACAGATTCTGAAGGCGAAACATATTCAAAGTCTTAAAGACCAATCAAATTGATTCTTCTAAATTTTTTAATTTTAAGAAATTTAATTGGTCAAATTTTTCAGACTTAACTTTGTCAATTGTTTCTGAAATTTTTGTTTTAATATCCTGTGAATCTTCACTATTTTGGAGTGCTGTCAATTTAGATATTGCACTTTCCTTGATTGTCTCAAATTTTGTTTCCAAAGTTTTGGTATCCTCAGAAACTATTTGAAAAAATTCTTTTTTAGAATTTTCGTCTAAATTAAGTATGTAATTATTAACTGTTTGGTTTGCAACCGCAACCATAGAACTAATTGGGATATGTATACTTTCTTTAATAGATTCTTTAGTTGACGTGATAACCTTTAGAATATTTTTCTTTGCATTTACTCTTTCAAGTAAATTAACTCCTTGGCTGTAAACTAATGTATCAATTTCAGTATAATTGTTTTCAGTTTTTTCGGAAAGACTAATCGGAAGTTTAATACTTGGTAAAATCTTATTTAACAGAGAAATCCCCTCCTCTATAAAATCCTTCGCATCCTGTTCACTTAATCCTTGAGGTGAACTCAGTTGGTCATATATCGCATATGCTTTAGACATACCTTTATTACTCAAAACGTTGTGTTTGAATTCTCGTAAACTCTTCTTGAATTCAGTTTCATTTTTGTATGATTCCAAGAGATTTTTTTCAATTAGGGATTTTATTGTTCCGAAGGTCATTGTGTTTTTTACAATAAATATTATGAGTTTAATAACTTATCTAAGTGTTTTGAAATTTCTCCCAAAGAATCTTGTGCTTGACCCAAATTTATTATTTGCGACCCTTCGATTAAATTATTTTCCACTAAAATGTTCATGTCTTTTTTCCTTGATTCTGGAGTTACTTCTGCCGCGGGAGGAGCTTCTTCTCCACCTCCAGCCGGTGCTGTCTCAAGGTCTCCACCAGGAATCTCACTACCTCCACCGAATGATGGTGGAGGTCCTAATTCTTCCCCTCCATCCATTGTAGTGGCCGCCCCTGCGGTTGGTGTTGCCCCTGTGGCACTTCCGTAAAGTTTATCTATATTATCAAACAATCCTGTTTTTGTTATAACTGTCGGAGTCGCCTTTAACTCTTCTCCTACAGCTCTTTCAACTCTTTGTTGTTGTAAATCCAAACGAACTTCATCATCTGACCATCCAAATATATGTTTCTTGGCCCATGTAGATGAGGTAGCTTGAATTCCATTTCCTGGATCTGCAACTAAGTCTTTATATAACAATACTTTTTCCTTCCAAACATCAATTTTCAATAAATCTGCTTGTGTGGATGGATTTGTTAATCCAATTGTAAAGTTTTCTAATTCATCTTCAAATCCCAATAAAAATAGGTGTACAATTGCAATCTTATTAAGTTCTGCAACCATACTCTTTTGAATTCTGTTGATTGTACGGGCAAATCGGATATCTTGTAATGCCAAATTTTTACCATCACCTACCACTTCTTCAAATCCTAAGAAAGCTTTAGGTACTCTCAATGCCGTCAATAATTTCTTTTGAATATATTCAATATCGGCAATTTCAGACAAGTTAGTTGCTCCAGGTAATGTAGTAATTGGATCTGGAGCTGCCGGATCACGAACAGGAATAAAGAAATCTTGGTCAACGGCCATTTGATTGAATCTCATGTCTACGTTTCCTGTTTTACTATCTACAACTTGTTCTCTTTTGAATTTGTTTGCAACACGCTGTACATACGCTTCTACATCATCATCGTTCATGTTACCGACAAAGACCTTAAATAACTTTCTTTCGGGTGCTCTTGATGTTCGATAAATCAACATAGCGTCTTCACAAAGTAATAATTGTTTCCAAATACGTCTAGCCTTTTCTAACATAGACGTTCCATAAGGAAGTTTTCTATCATCACCTAATAATCTGAAGTGAGCCATCTCCCAAGATTGGAATTCCATATTTTTATTTTTCCAAGTGAAGTGTAATCCTTTTTTGTCCTTATCGACCTCATTTTTTACATCGACAGAAATTTTACCACTTGCACCAACCTCATGTCTTTCAATTTCTATAGTTGGTAATTGTTGACATCCTACAATTCCTTTCTCAGGGTCTAATTTCAAATAGACGAAATTGTCTCCATACTTACATGTATTACGTGTCCACATTGGTAAGTTGGTGTTGATATCTAAAGCGTTGTTGAATAAATCTGCGAGTACTCCCTTTATTCTTTTTGACTCTGAATAAATTTGTAGTATGAATCCATCTTCATTTGTGGTGGTGGATTCTTCAGCATAAATGTCTAAAGCCGCTGAAATCTCAGGAGTATATTCCATCGATTCATAGTCGTATTGTGCGGATAGTCTCGTTGGTTCATAATAAATTGCTTGAGAATAAAGATTATTCTCAACCTTAGCCCATTGATTGGTAAGATAATATGTTTGTTGTGCTTGAAGTTTTTCTTTCTCATATTCCTCTCTACTCTTTGTGCGTAGGAGTTCCTTTTTATCAAACTTGAATGTTGGATAATCTTGATTTAATAATGAGTTAGGTCCAAATGTTTGTGACAGTCTTTGCCAAACCGTCATATTTTGTTCTGCCATAATCTAAATTTACTCTTTACCTCAGTAATATAAATAGTTATCTAGCACCAAATAACCATCCATATTTTTGGTAATCTGCTTTAGATGCCCCATTATTATTCAAGTGGGGGTCTCGACCCATTTGAGGCACCAATGGGTTAAAAAAATCTGAAGTATTTTTATTTTCATTCATCACGGTGGACCACGAATTCAACATGGCTTTTGTGTGATTAACAACTTTAGTCAATGATTGAAATGACTTTTCCGCGACATAAATTGCCATTGATAGTCCCATGATACAGTCATCATGTTGTCCTTTCTGGTGGTCGGGTCTTCCATGAATATATATAAAGGTATTCATCTCATTGTATGTCCTATGAGAATATATTTTGAATCCGTGTCTAACCCCCTCTTCAAATGCTGCAATAATTTGAACTCTTTTTGTATTGAAGTTAATACCCGGAATTTTTTCATTGATTTTCGGGTCCCACTTCCATTTGTTAGAAGTATCAACTCCATCAACATATAATCCAGGTTGATATTGTAATTCTTGCATTTTTCTGGCGGTTGAAACCCCCATACCACCCGTGATATCAATTACACAGAATGCGTTGTACATGGTTCCCCACTTATAAGCAATTTCGGCTAAAACATCGGGAGGGATTTTACCAACATATTCTAATACTTGTTCCCGTTCATCAAAGTCAATGATTTGGATTGATGAAAAATCCTCAGAGTCACCACGAGAAACGTCAACTCCCATAACATACTTATGGCCATTTACAGGTTCCTTAAAAATCCACAAAGCATTACCCATAAGTTTGGCTTGTGGAGCCCTTAGTTGGTTTTTGGAAATGTTCTGCATTAGATCTGAATCGAATACGTTATCACCCGATCCTAAGAAGTTACATTCAAGTTCTTGAGCAACTTTACGTCTATCGTACTTGAGTTTTTTTACCATTCCCTCAAACCATGCAGAACACGGTTTATACCCTTGAGAAATATAATCTGTTACAATAGTATGATCTCTTTCGTAAGGATTATCATTGGCTAAGTTAATTACAGTATCTACAGGGTAGTCTTCTCGATTCAAAAGATAATGAACCAAATCATTTGTCTTTACCATGTATAAATCTTTGGTGTAACGAGGGTCTCGATACCAAAACATTTCAGAGATTTTGAAATCATTCATTCCTCTTAACGCTTGATCATATATTTCATAATATATTGGGTCGTAACCGTTTGGTGTGGAAACTACAATAACTTTACCACCCGTGGATAGTGACGCCATACAAGCAGACCAGAAGTCTCCATCAGCCTCGATAAAGGCCGCTTCGTCAAAAATAAGAATTGTCGGTGTATAACCTCTAAGAGCATCTTTGGATGTTGCCACCGCTTTAACCTCACATCCGTTATTAAGTTTGAAATGTCTTTGAGAGTTTTTTTCTACTGAAAACCCGATTCCAACCCAATCAGGCCATTGTTCAATAAACGCCCGTATCTTATTGGCCATTTCCACTGAAGTATCCAACTTGTTGGCAATGATTAGAACTTTTTCAGGTTTTTCCTTTCTTGCAAACGCAAGTTTTTTTGAGGCCCAAGCCGCGGTTACAGTTGAAACCCCCGCTTGTCTGTATTTTAATGCAATGTTTTCGTTGTAGCTTTCGTAATCTTCAAGTAGTGAAACTTGGTCAGGAAAAAGTTCTAATGGGACATACTTTGATACTGTATTATCGTATGTCTGTAAATAAGAACGAAGTGCATAAGGAGTACTCCTCATACACTTCGTATATTCTATAATTAATTGTTCTTTATTCACAAAATTAAATCATATTCGGATTTTTTATGGTCTTGGAATTCCTAAATCTCTATAAAGGTCATCAAGTCCAAAATCATCATCGTCATCGCTACCTTGAGTACCTTCCTCACCTTTGAATTCATCATACTCTTTCTTGGATTGTTGTGCTTTTTTCATGATTTCTCTGAATTTTGCAGTTGCACGTTTCACCTTAGACTCGTCTTCAGATATCGCATTACCAATAATTTCTAAGAATTCCTTAGCCTCTATTTTGTATAGAGTTGAATGAAACCATGGTGTAAGACCTTTGTTGTCCTCATCAAACATTTCATCAGGTAATGCAAATCTAATCTTTTCGATAATTTCAGGACCAATTCGAAGTTGCATTGGTTCATTTGATAATACATCAGTTACGTCTCTTACTTGTTGAGACATCTCAGGGTCTTCAGGTAATCCATGTCTACCAATAGATTCTTCAAGACCTTTAATAACCTCATGACATAAAATTGGGAATATTAGACCTTCAGCAACAATTTTGGTATCAGGTTTTTCCTCACCACCTTCTTCGTCCTCATCTTCGTCATTGTTTTCCAACTTAACTTTACCTGCAACACCACTTCCAGTTTGGGACATTTGTTCAATCATTTGTTCCATAGAAAAATAAAGGAAATCATTGATTGCCATTATTCCCAAATAAGCGGGGTATAATCGAGGGTCTATCTCGTCTAATCTTTCTTTGACCTCAGGTTTTTGAAAAATATAATGTCCTTTTTTTGCCGCACCTTGAACCAAAGCGTTAATCATGTTTCTTTTGTGGATTTCCAACTCCCTAATTTCTTCATCGGTCAAATCTTCAACATCGAATGAAGGAATTTCAAGTGGTGGGGTGTCTTGAGGTTTTTTTGGTTTCAACTTGAAGTCGGAAGTATTGATAGGTGCCCTATTTAACTTTGCTTCGATTGTAAACCAATCATTTGGAACTTGTGCCTCTTCTAAACAAGCGTCGATTGCAAGTTGTTCCAATTCTTCTCTGTGTCTACCTTCAATACTCATAATCATAGGAACTTTACTCATCATTTCCTGATAAATCATTCCCTGTACCTGTTGAGAACTAATATCCTCTATTCCAGTAACTTGTTTTAACTTATCCGCCACCTTACCAAATCTTGCGCTTACCAACCTTTCTACGTCCTTAGATCCTTTTTTCAATGCAGGATTTTTTGCATACAAACTTTCAGGACTTCCCAATTTTCGTTCTAATCTTGGGTCCATTCTTTCTGGTCTGTTCCCGTAATCTATTTGTTCTTTAATCTTCGCCATTTTATTTTTTTAATAAATTTAAGATAA